ACTAGTTACAACGCTAGTTGTACTAACCAGTCTTATCATAGCTCAATATGAGCAGGAGTCATAGATGACCTTCGCCCTAACCTCCCCAATTACGGGGACTGCCCAGACGGGTCTTACTTCTCCGACGTACACTCACGTGGGCGATACCGCTCCTGACAATAACGGCAAGCAAGTCGCTGTTACTGCCTTGGGCGGTACTCAAACCGGTGTCACGGCGCACAGTGTCGCTTCGCCATTTACCTTGACATTCACAAAGCCAAAAACTTTGCGTGGTCTTGGTAAACCGAATCCCGTCACTGGGCTCCTTGGCAGTGTACCCCGCAACGTTTACAAACTGATCACCCGAAAAGGCGTTTTGCCTCTCGCGGGACAGCCTTATGCAACGATGCTCGTGACAACGACCATCGAAGTACCGGCTGGGTCTGACCTTGTAGACGCTGCGAATATTCGCGCTGCCTTGTCAGCTCACATCGGTGGTCTATCCCAGCAATCCGCTGGTATAGGAGACACCGGAACGTCAGGAATCATGTAAGTTTTATGTCACATGAAACCTATTCGTCCTTCAGGAGGGCTAAAAGCTTCTCCAAAAGCAGCGTCCTTGCGTTCCCTCGCAGCGCATTTACTTTGGTTTTTCTCAAAGTGGGTGCGACGCGGCGGTTCGTAGGCCGTTACTCTAGGAAAGTCTAATACCCTCTTGTATGTAAGTTGAGGTGCAACATGAATCATAGGAGAAAGACTCGATGGGCCCTTGTCCTCACGCTCTTTTCTACTACCTCGCCTCGGATCTCTCTGGATTTCTCAGGACAGTTTCAGCATCGGAGCTTTATAATGAGGCTCCGGTGCCTTACTGGCCAGGGATTAGTCCAACTGAGGTTGCTGCTCTTCAGCTGAGAACTTCTATTCTCAAGAAGTTCCAGGACAGTAAGTCCAAAACAGCTGATAAGTTAGCGCTTCAGAAGTTCCTTGAATGTAACGACAAATGTCGTGACTTCTCTTATAGCGAGCCCCAGAATTCTTTGCAAGAAATTGCATTGAATGAAGCCGAGACCTGCTTTCGCAGATTCTTTGAGCTTCCCGGTGGTGATACTTGGTTGAGTTATGAAAATATCTCTTCCAATATTTCCCCTGGGCCTGGTGCCTCGCTTAAGGCCACGGGTGACAGCTTCTATCATAAGATAGCGGCCTCACCAATGACTGGAACTCAGAGATCCTTATTCTTGCTTTATAAGCGAGAAGCAGCAAAGTACGATCTATGGTTGGAGACCGAAAAGATCCGGTCAGGCCATCACGGTGACTTTGTTGCTGTGCCTGGTAATAAGCTTTCTTTTGTCCCTAAGACCTCACTTATTTCGAGGACCATTTGTACTGAACCCCTATTGAACATGTTAGTTCAAAAAGGTATCGGAGCCTGCTTCGAGGATATGCTTAGAGAGAGGTTTGGTATAGATCTCTCAACTCAGCCTTCCAAGAATCAGAGTCTAGCCAGAATCGGTAGCAATGACGGATCTTTTGGAACAATTGATCTGTCGTCTGCTTCTGATTCAATTTCTTTGGCTCTTTTGAGACGAATCTGCCCCCGTGAAGTTTTACGGTGGCTTGAGGAGTCTCGCTCGCCGGTTACAGCCCTCCCTGACGGGAGAACCGTTCAGCTACACATGGTGTCGTCGATGGGAAATGCTTTTACATTCCCACTTCAGACGGCGCTTTTCGCCTCTCTTGTCATCGGGGTATATACTGCTTTAGATATAAAGCTTATATTTCCCCGTAAGAACAGCTTAGGCTCCTTTGGTGTATTCGGAGATGATATTATCGTTCGCCGCGAGGCCTACGATCTTACCGTCTCTTGTCTACAACATTGGGGTTTCGCTGTTAATGTTGATAAGAGTTTTAATGGCGGCCCTTTTAGGGAGTCCTGCGGAGCAGACTTCTACTCCGGGCGTAATGTTCGTGGTGTTTATTGCCAGTCATTACGTTCAAAGCAGGACGTGTACTCGCTAATCAACAGACTCAACGATTGGTCTGCTAACCATGGGATCCCTCTCACAGATTGTATCGGCTACCTGATGGGGTACGTTAAGTTTCTTCCCGTACCCCCTTGGGAAAGTGATATCTCTGGTATTAAGGTTCCTCTGGAATTAGCAGGTAAAAGGCAGAAGGACCGGAACACCGGGTCTATACTGTATCTACGGTATATGCCACGGGTTAAGGGCCTGAGTCTCCTAAACGTCGGGTTGCTGTCTAAGCTTCCTCGAGGCGTTGTAAATAACGCTCCAGGGATTCTTTTGACGGCAGTTGGCGGGTACGCTAGGGACGGTGCGATCGTCGAAAGACAACGTCGCATTTCTTTTACAAGACGCTTATCCATTAGTCCTTGTTGGGACTTTTGGTCGGCGCAACATTCGAGATTGTCGAATGTTGGGTGGCAGAGGTGGTTGCTGTACTCTGCCGCGCTAAATCTGGGGAAGATATAGCGCAGACCCGGAGATAATATCTCCTACCTGGG